ACTGGTTCTGTTGTTGGTGATATTCTTTATTCTGATGCTACTAATAGTCTAGCTAAATTAGCTATTGGTACTTCTGGTGAAACTCTAACTGTTTCTGCAGGTGGTATTCCTGAGTGGAATACTCCTACCGCAACCCTAAGTGCACCCTATTATATTGATCAAGCTGCTATTGGTAGCAACATCACTTACTATGATGGACAAACTGCTGTAGCTACATACCCTCATAATGGTTATCAGAATGTACTACGTGCTATAAGAGGTTCTGCTGATTATACTGGCACACCCACTACCTATACACATCTAGGACAATTGGATGCAAATACGGTAGCTTATAAGACCTCTGCGGGCTATCAACAAGACCTAACTACTGATAGTGGTGGTAGAACATTATCCTCTGCTTATAAAGCCAGAGTAGAGCACAATACGTATGGAGATGTAAACGGATTCTTTGCAACAGTATCTGTTAATGGTCATGCCAATATGGCAGGAATTAGTGGTAACTGGACTGGTGCCCCAAGTGGAACTGTATGTGGTGGTGAGGTATATGCTAACGCCGCTAAGACAAACTTGTATGGACAAGAGTTTCAACTCTATAGTAACAGTAAAGATAATACTACTGCTTTTGGTGCAGTATATGGACTCTATCGTGATAACACTGTAGCAAGTTATAATAATGTATGGGTTGGTATAAGAGCTCAGTCTAATGGTGCTTCATATTCAGATGTAGGTTTTCAAGCAGCTAATAACTTTAAGGTTGGTTTTGATGCCTCTTCTATGGCGTTAGATACTAATAAAGCTGTGTTCACTATGCCTGAGGGTGGTCGTATTTATATGGGAACCCCAGTGACCACTTGGCCTGCTATTATGCCAACACTTACTGGTTCTTATATTGATACAGAGAATACTAAGATTAGGGGTAGTGTTCCATTTGGTGTAATTAGCACACAAACACATCTATTAAAACTAGATGCTGGTGATAGTGCTCTACATGAAGTAGATGGAACTACAGGTGCTGTTAAAGTAAATATTGATGGTGACTTAAGATATATTCCATATTCTTCTACTCCAACAGGAGCAACTGGTGGTTCTACTAATGGACTACTAAATGTAAGAGATTATGGTGCTACTGGTGATGGTGCAACTAATGATACAACTTCTATTCAGAATTGTATCAATGACTGTTTCTCTACTGGTGCTAACATGTTGGTTCCAGCAGGAACCTATTTAGTTACTGCTCTTACTATGAGTAGTGATAGTTATGCTAATCACTTCTCTATCTTTGGTGAAGGTAGAAATAAAACCATTATCCGTAAGTATGCAACTTCTTCTGCTGTAGTTCTTACCATTGGTGATAGTACACCAGCAATCTTTCAAGCTAATATTACTATTGAAGGTATTACCTTTGATGGATTAAATAGTACAACTGCTGCTACTGTACGTTCTTATGATATGGTTAGAAGTTCATTTAAGGACTGTAGATTCTATCGTGGTGCTATTGCTTATGAATCTTATGGGGCTGTTGCTAATCAGTTTTATAACTGTATGTTTGACACAGCTAGTTATGGTATTAAACTACTATGGGCTTCTGGTTTAACAAGTTCTCCTAACGAAACATTATTTAATGGTTGTCAGATTGTTGATAATACTTTATGGGGTATTTATTTTGAACATGGTGCAGTTTGTGTTCTAGATTCCTGTGAAATTGAAGGTAATGGTACAACTGGTAATAGTAGTACTGGTGGTGTTTATGTTGGTGCATTAGAAACATTAAACCCATCTTTAGTTAATAGTATTGGTATTATTGCCCAAAATTGTTGGTTAGAAGACAACAGAGGTAGAGCAAGTTTCTACTTTACAGATGGTAGAAATACAGTGGAGAATTGCTATTTTATTAATAATTCTAATTCTACCTATGATATATATGCAACTGGTGGTACGTATAAGGCAAGTAATATTTCTTTTATGACTGCTAAAACATATAACATATATGAAACTAGTGGTGTTTCTATTGGTGGTAGTATTGTTGATTTACAAGGTTCTGGATTTACACCAACTGTATTATTAAGTACGACTAAAACTACACGTGATTATGGTGGTGTTCAGTCTGGTGTAAACTCTTCTGCGGCAGATGGTACTTTTACAATAACATTCGCAAGACCATACCCAACAGGAACACAACCTACTGTAGTGGCTACTATTGTTGCAAATACTACTACATCTATGAGTGTTATTGAATTACATACTATAACAAATACAGGATTCTCTGGACGTACTAAAGCATTAAGTGGTGGTTCTATCTTAAATGTAACTAAAGAATTCTTCTGGACTGCGACACATCAAAGATGATAGATCAACAATTATTTAATATTGCTATAGCAGTATGTGGAGCTTTATCTGGTTGGTGGATGAAAGCTATGTGGGATGCAGTTAAGGATTTACAAAAAGCGGACATACAACATACCAATGAAGTTACTTCTTTAAAAGTACTTATTGTAGGTGAATATGTAAAACAAGAAATGTTTGATAAGACAATGACTGCTTTATTTGCTAAGTTAGATAGAATAGAAGATAAAGCAGACGCACGTTGGAAAGAACATACAGACGAGGAAAAACATGGCAACAAGTAATAGTACTGATTTTACTGTTAGTAGAGATCAGATTATTTATGGTGCTCTTAGACTCTGTGGAGCTTTAGCTGTGGGGGAAACCCCACAGACTGCTCAAGTAACAGAAGCTAATGAGGCTTTAAATATGCTGGTTAAAGCTCTACAGGCAGAGGGTATGCCTCTATGGGCTATAGAACAATATACCCTAGTACCTGTAATAGGGACTAGTTCTTATACTATTGGTATAGGGCAAACAGTAGACAGACCAAAACCACTAAAGATACATCAAGCATTTAAACATGATACTAGTACTAACGTAGATATTCCTATGCGTATTATTACTAGAGATGAGTATAATCGTTTAGGTAATAAAACGACTTCTGGTACTCCTATACAATTATACTATGATGTTCAGAATACTTATGGTATAATACACGTTTATCCTGTTCCTTCTTCTGTAGAACAAACAATAACAATTGTATATCAAAGACCTTTTCAAGATTTTGATACTTCAGAGAATACACCAGACTTTCCACAAGAGTGGTTTGATACTCTTAAGTATGGACTGGCTCATAGATTATCAGGAGAGTATGGTTTAACTATAGAAGACAGAAGACAGCTACAACAAGAATATATTGTAATAAAACAAGAAGCACTTTCTTTTGGAACTGAAGAGGGTAGCTTCTACATTGTTCCAAGGGAATATTAATGGCTAAACAAAATACAGCAGGAAACATAACAAAAAAGACAGTTAGAATACCATTAGTAGGTAACCTACAACAAAGAAATACTTCTGAGGTTAAAGACCAACAGTTTCTAAATTTTATGGTAGAAACTACGTTTAATCCTGTAACAGAAACTAAGAAACTTTTCTTAGTTAAGAGACCAGCATTCACTGTGTATCCAGGAAGTTTCACAGAATCTGGTGTAGAAGGTAGGGGTTGTTGGTCTTTTAGAAATATTGTAGTTTCAATACACAATGAGAAAGTATATTTAAATGGTAATGATAGTTACTTTAGACTATCTACTTCTGTAGGGCCAATTGGTGCTACTGAATTTAATAATATAGAAGATAATAATAGACCTGCTTTATTTATAGCTGATGGTATTGATGCTTGGATACTTACCTATGATTTAACTTTTTCTAGAGTTGATAATAAGTATTTAAATAGACAACAAAATACAAAATATGAAGTTGGAGATAGGGTTGTAAATATAGGATATTTACAAGGATATGAATGTGTTATTGCTGGCAGAACAGCCGACGTATCTGACCCATCAGCTTTATGGCCTGTTGGTTTAAATAATACTGTATATGATGGTACTGTACTATGGAAATGTTTTAATACTTCTTATACAGGACCAACTGCCTGGACTGCTTCTGCATCTGTTTCTTTAGATGCTATTAAGAAACCTACTATTGATAATGGCTATTGGTATAAATGCTCTACAGCAGGAACAACTAGTGGAACAGAACCAGCAGACTGGCCTTTAGGTATTGGATTAACAGTAACTGATGGTACGGTTGTTTGGGAATGTGCAGGAGAGTATGGTGGTTTTCCAACACCACATATACCTACTCCTATTTATATGGATAATTATATTGTCCTAGCAGACGCTAATAGTAATGATATTTATAATTGTAATATAACTAAACCAACTTCTTGGGGAGCTTTAAGTTTTGTTTCTGTAGAAAACTTTCCAGATAATATTGTTGGATTAGCTAGACAGAATAATTACATTGTTGTATTTGGTACTAATTCAACTGAATTCCTATATAACTCTGCTAAAGCTAATGGACTAACTGATTTTGATAGCCCATTCTCTCCTCATGAAACTCTATTACTACAAGTAGGGGCTATTAGTAGAAGTGCTATATTACAATCTGAAAAGACTATTATATTTATTGGTAATAGTAATTTAGGTGGTAGAAGTATTTGGAGAATTGATGGTACTACAGCTAAAGAAATCTCTTCAGAATATGTTGAAAAGTTTATTGATCTAGAAGATGGTAGTACTCCTATATATGGACAGGGTTTTAGAATAGTTGGACATTTACTCTATACTATAAACCTACCAACATCAAATAAAACATTCGTTTATGATGTAGAAGAAAACTTCTGGACTGAGTGGAGTTATTTTGGAGAAAGACTTCCTTTTGTAGATTTTGCTGAGAGTCCTTTAAACTTCCTAGTTTTTCAACACTCAAATGGTGGGTTGTATACAATGAATCCAAATACATATATGGATCAATTTACATTAGATTTCTCTACTGTATCAGCTACTATAGATGCAAGAATAATATTAAGTAAACAAGATATGGAAACAGATAATTATAAATTCTATCATCAGTTTACTCTTATTGGGGATAAGATAGATGATCCGATATACTTGTCTTGGTCTGATGATGATTACCAAACATGGTCTACAGAAAAAGCATTACCTGCTGGAACACGACCTTATTTTATGAGGTCTGGCCATAGTAGACGAAGAGCTTGGAAACTACGTTATCCTTGGGATAGTAAACTAAGACTAGAAGCAATAGAACTTACCTACACTATTGGAGATCATTAATGTCAACTAGTCTACCGCCACCACCAAAAGGTGAGGATAAGGATGTTAATTTTGATTGGCTTCTTAGAGTTAAAAATAGTGTGAACACTTTATTAACTACCTTACATAATGGTCTACAAGGACTTCAAGGTGGAAATACAACCGAACGATACCACCTAAGTTCTGCTAGATATACTTCTATTAATTCTGGAATAACAACAACAATAATAACAGCTAAAGTAACCTCAGGTGGTGTAGATGGAAGTATGACATTTACTAATGGTATTTTAACCTCACAAACGCAGGCAACATGAACTTCTATTATGCACAAAATGATGTACCAGAAGAAGTAAAGAATGTAATACTTACAGCAGACCTAAAACAGTTTGGTTGGCATACAGATGAAACCAATCCAGAACTAGTACTTGATATGTTAATTAAACGTATGAGTACTGGTTCTGTTGTTGTTGGTTATCATAAAGAATGTGTTTACTTTATAACTGATTACTTTCCAGGTGTTGTTCTATTAGATAGTCTTCGTGGTAAGGATGCTTCTATTTTTGATTATATAGATGGTGTAAAAGAATTACTAAGATATTTGGAAGACCAGACTAAGATACACAAAGTGGTAACTAAAACACCATTTAAAGAATTAAACAAATTACAAAAGAAAATTGGTTTCGATATAGAGGGTACTCATAAAGAAGAGTACTTAATGCCTGATGGCTCCTACGCTGATACTTATTCTTTTGGTTATATATTAAGGAGATAATATGCCTGTTATTGGAATAGCATTTACTGCTATAGGCTCTAGTATTGGTACTGCGGCATTCGCAGGGACGGCTTTAGCCGGTGTAGGTGGTTATATCGGAGCAGGTATTGCTGGTGGTTTATATGCTTCCAGTCAGGGTGGGGACTTCGGTAAAGGTTTCCTTATGTCTGCTGTAGGTAGTTGGGCAGGAGCACAGTTAGGAGAGTCATTTGGAGGTATTGGTGGTGCAGCAGGAGGTATGTCTGAAGCTGCCTTCCAAGCAGCAGATGCCGCTAGTCTTATGGGTACTACAGATGCTTTTGGTAATCTCTTGGGTTCTGGTGCTGTAGGTCAGAACATGGGTGCTGCCGCAGGTAATTGGGGTGGTGTTAATGCTGCTGCTATGGCAGGTATGGGAGATTATGCTGGTACTGATTTTGCTGGTATTACTGGTGAGATTTCCCCTGTTGCTGGTGAAACTGGTATGACTGATACTGGAGATTTCGTATCTCCAGGTAAGACACAGTGGGAAATGGAGAGTGGTTATACTCCTGGTCAAGGAATGACTATTAACACTGATAATATGGGTACTCCTACTGATGGACTAACAAATCCATATTCTATGGGTGAACCAATGCCTACTGGTGATATTGATCCACAATCATCTTATCCTTCTTTAGAGGGTAATTATAGTGGTGGATTAGAACAAGGTGGTTTAGAGAATATATCTTCTCCTGCTTCTGGAGGTAACTCTGCTGGAGTATTCCCTTCACAAGAATCTGGATTCATGGATAGGATGAAGGGTTGGATGAATGAATCTGATGGTAAGTTAGCTCAATATGGTATGCCTAAAGGTTCAACTGCTGTGGGTATGTTAGGTGCTGGTCAATATCTCATGGGTAATTATGAGACATATAAAGCAGAACAAATTGCTAAAGGTATGAAACCTATGACATTAGAAGAGTACCAGAATAAAATGTACAATCCTAATGACTATAAGGTAGCTGCTAATAGTATGGCTCAAGCAGGAAGAACAGGAACACTACCAGTATTGTTAGCTAGAATGAAACAACAATCTTCTATGGATTATAACAAGAATTATCTACCTAATGCTAATCAGAATTGGTGGAATTCTAATGCTAATATTAGCCAAATGAAGATGAATAATTTAGGTAATCTAACCCAACCACTATCTATGTCTTGGGCTATGAATAAGGCGCAAAAATAATGGACTTACAAGGACTTTACGGAGATTATAAACCACAAGGTTTAGTTGGTGGTATGGTTAGTGGTTTAAATACTGGAGCTAATTTAGGTCAGCTATTCTCTAATACTCGTAGTACCAACCAACAAACTGATGCTAGGATACAGAATCAAGAATTAGATTTAGCACAGAAAAGTGTAGAGTTAGATAAAGGTTTAATGGCTAATGATTTGACTAGAGCAGTACAGACTCCAGAGATTCTTGATCAGAAAAGTGATAATGCTTATAATAAAGAATCTTGGGAAAAGTTAGACATGAAGAAGAAGATGGAACTTCTTCCTTTTGAAAAAGCTGTACAAATGTTTGATGCTCAAGATAAAGCTAACTTAGAATTTACTACATCACTCTCCAATGCTCTTAGATCAGGTACAGAAGAAGATTTATATCAGCAACTTAAACCGCAACTAAGTTGGGATCAAAGAAAGAAGATTGAAGATGTTCTTGTAATGCTAAAACAGAATCCACAGTATAGAGCAAAGGCTGTTAAAGAAACAGATGAGCTTGCTTGGAAGATGGCTGATACTAAGAATAGAGGGACATTAGCAACACAACAAGAGCGTTGGCTACAGCTTCTAAAAGGATCACAATCTATGTCTGAAGCTTCTGTTAGAGCGTCAAGAGAGACTCCTGAGAACAAGGATATTTGGGATACTAAGAAGATTGCTGCTCGTTTAAGAGAACAACATAAAGATTGGTCAGAAGCACTTGTTATGGCTGAAGCTGTTAGACTACGTAAGTCTCAAGAAACAGGTATGAGTGTTGATGGTAAACCAATTGGCGTAGAAGGTTCTAAAGGAATACCTAGTTTTGCACCATCACCAACTACACAAGCTCCAGCATCTGGAGGCTGGGTTAAAGGTCCTGATGGGGTAATGCGTAAACAATAAGGAATAATAATGGCTATTTATGAAATGCCCGATGGTAATAGGTATGAGATAGAAGATCCAAACGAAGTAGATCAGTTATATAAATCTTTAAGTAAAGAACAAAGCACCTCTGTAATGGAGGATGTAAAAACTGGTTTAGTACAAGCTGCTAGACCATTTGTGCAAGCTGGTTATACTGGTTTAGGTCTTCTTGACAAAGATAATATTTTATCCATAGATGAAGAAAGAAAACAAACTTTAAAGTCTATGGATACTTGGGCTAATCCAGATGAAAAAGAACAATCTTTTGGGGGTAAATTAACTAGTGTTGGAGCAGGATTAATTCCTGGTTTGATTACTATGCCTTTATCTCCTTTTGATACAGCACAAACATTAGCTGATGTAGGAGAACCAACAGGTTCTCAATTCACTGGTGGTGTTTTAGATACTGCTGGTAATGTAGCTGGTTTTGGTTTACCTGGAATGGTTGGAAAAGGTATAGTTAAAAAAGTAGCATCTGGTGCAGCTATAAATGCTGCTCAAGATACTCTAACTAGAGCAGCTATATCTTCACAAGCTATTACTCCAAAAGGCATGGAGATATTTAAACCCACTATGGAAACGGCAGCATTAGCTGCTGTTCCTGGTGGTGCTATTGGTGGTATTCATGGGGCTATAGATAATAAACGTACTGCTCTTATTGTAGAAGCACAGAATATTCTAAAAGAATTAGAAGCTGTAGAGCAGAATAGAGGTACTGTTAGTCAAGAATTAATAACTAAAGCTATTCGTTCTGCTGATGAACAAATACTAGCTACTGAGAAGAATCTCTATGGAATAATGAGAACTTTTGATAAACTACAAGAAGTTGATCCTATTAAAGCTCAAGAGTTCTTACAAACAGTACTACCCTCTGTTAAGGAACATATCTTTACTATTAGAACTGACTTAGGTTCTATAGACAAACTATCTACTAAACATCCAGAACATGGATATGAGTTTAGAAACAAAGGTGATTTAGCTGTTAATAAGATTATTGATAAGTTTAAACTAACTGATGAAGAGCCCATTGTTCGTTCTGAGAACTCACCTGTACTTAGAGAAGAGTTTCAATGGGATGAAGCAACCCAAAGACCTCCTATGGATAGAGAGGAACTTATCCGTGAGTATGCTAAAGAAGAAAACATCTCCATTGAAGAAGCTAATAGACGTATAGCTTTTGACGAAGAGGAGCTGAACAAATTCCTGGAGAATGAATATTCTGGTAGATGGGATGGTGATACACCAACATCTAAGTTACCTGAGGATATTCTCTTTAAAGATATTCCAGAAGAATATAAACCAGTAATTGAGCGTGCTCTTAAAACTCTAGGTTTAGATAAAGAACTTGTAGCTTTCTATTATAAGAAAGAAGGTGGTAGTCAAGTTACTTATAATAAGGATGGTAGTTATTCTGTAGGTATACAAGCTAGAGATATTCCTGCTAATATACTAGCTAAGTATCCAAACCTTAGTGCACAGCAGATGAAGAAGCTATCTACTGCTTGGTCTATTGCCCATGAGTTAGGACATATTATTCTATTCAAAGCTATACAAACTGATATATTCAATGGTAAAGCATTGAGGGTAGCACTTGATTATAAGAAGTGGTTTAATAAGAATAAAGTACCAGCTCAACAAATGGGAGCTGCTATAGCTCTTAGAGACTTTCCTAGATATAGAGAATACTACACACACTTTAATGAGTTCTTTGCACAACGAGTAGCAGAACAATTATTAAACCCAACCAAGCATAATATCTCACGTGGATTTGTAGCTAATATTAAAGTTTTATGGAAAGAATTAGTTACTTCTTTTGAGTTACCAGCAAATACTTTCCGTGCTGTTGATGATTTAATTAATGATATTATTGTAGCTAATAAGAAAACTGTAGAAGATACTGGTAGTACTCTATGGGAAATGGCTGCTGTTAAAAGAACTTTCGATCAAACTAAATCTATTAACGCAGTATTAGGAAGTAAGAGATATGACTCTAGTAATAAAGCAACTCCTGAAGAGATATTAGCTAGAGCTAAAGCTGGTGAAGATGAAGCATTACCTATTAGTGCTGAAACAGGTATGAGAATACTCAAAGAAATTAGAGATATTCCTAGAACTATGCTTAACTATGGTTTTGGTTTACAACAGAAGAGACAATTCTTTGAAGCTAATGAACCTGTACAATATACTATTCAGACTATTATAGATGCCACTAATACTCAAGCTTCTCAAGTATCAAGACTGTTGCAAGGTAGTCCACAGACAACTACAAGTAATAAACGTATTTGGTCTTTAAAGAGAAGTGAGGCTGAGAATAGTCCTAAAGTATTATTAGGTAAGAGTACTGATGAGGATGTCTATGCTGTAATGAAAGTATTCCAAGAAGGTTTTGATAAGTGGACATATTCTGAAACACTACAAAATCTAGGGCATACAATGACACCACACCAAGTTAAACTATTTAAATCTTTAGCTACTATGTTTACACATCTATCTGGCTTGGCTGGTGGGTCTATCCCTAAGAGTCGTAAGGGTTGGTTCCCTGCTACTCGTAATGGTAACTTTACTGTTACTTTACATTTACCTGGTTCAGATAGAGTGAGAGCCTTTGATAATGGAGAACCAGAATTAACTACTGCTGCATACACACAAACCTTTTTTAGTAAGAGAGAAGCAGAAGTATTCTTAGAGTGGTTTAATAATTTACCTGCTAATGAAAGAGGTGATTTATTTACACATGGAGTTAAAGAAAGAGATCAAACTCCTAAATTGGATAATGCTAGATTAGCCTTAGAAGAGGAACTACAAACATTAATAGATAACGCTCCTAATACTAGGGCAAGTGATTTAACTACTTTAATAACTGCTTTATTTGATAAGTATAAAGGAAAGAAGGATGCACTAGCTGGCCATAGAAAACTAAGACTTTCTATTCCTGGGTATAAGGGTAATGAACTTACTGGAAATATTCAAGAGCAAGGTAGATCATTTAGAGATGCTATTTTCAATAGCGTAGATGAGTATACAACTTACATCATGAAGAACACTCTACATGAAAAGTTAAACCCATTTATAGATGATTTAGAATTTAAGAATAGCCATCCAGATACCTATGAGAGTATTAAACTATTAAAAGACTATGCTACTAATGAGATTAGTACATTTCTTAGTGATACTGGTAAAGCTATTGATGTAAAAGCTGATTACTTTACTGATCTTATTAGAGAAGCATTCATGAATAAGGTTGGTGTTAAACCTACTTATGGACAGACACATTTAACTGATGCTACTCTAGGTAAGTTAAATAGATTATTCTACATCTATGCTCTAATTGGTAGACCTGCATTCTGGACTGCTCAAGCAGTACAATTCTTATGGGCTGGTAGAACTGTAGCTAAGGAAGGAAGCTTCTTTGATATGTTTACTGCTGGTGGTAAAGGATTACTAACTGCTGCCGCACAACCTAAAGATTTTAAAGATGCTGTTAATTTTGTTAAGGAGAATTATCATACATTCCATCCACAGTTTATCAATGACTTAAATACATTTCATTTATTAGAACTAAAGGAAGGTAGTATTAGTCAACATACTTTAGAAATATTATTGGGTGAGAAACAATCCTCTGCTGCTGATACCTTCTCTAGATACATGTCCTTTGCTATCTTATATGAACATTATAAAGCACAAGGATTATCAGGAGAAACTCTTTGGAAGAAGGCTGCTGAGAAGACAGATGAGAATATGGTACAGTATGGTAGACAGTATAAAGCTCCTGTATTCCAGAAGTTTGGTATGTTTGGACAAGCTGTGTCACCCTTACAAACCTTCCCTCAAGCTGCTCTAGGTAACTTCCTAGCTGACGTTAAACACTTAGCTAGTACTCCTGTAGGACAAGGTAAATTAAGAGCCTCTATGCCTGCTCTAGCTACTATGATTGTATCTATGACTATGGCTGGTGCCATTGCAGCACCTATTATGGCTGAGTTAACTGTTCTTATTGAGATGTATAATTGGCTAGCTAAGAAGATGGAACTACCTACACTATTTTCATTAAAGGATCATGTACTGAAAGGTAATAATGATTTCTCTAATAGAGTATTATCACATGGTATGTTGAGTGCTAGTACTATGGCTATTAATGAAGAAGGTTTCGACTTAGGTAGTAGCTTACGTTGGCAGCCAGTGTTCGTTGGTATCCTACAAGGTGAAAAGACTGTAATGGACTACTTACCTACTCTTAAATGGTATGGACAACAAGTAGCTAATGTAGGTACTATTACAAAGGATAAGGCTGATGATAGTTATGTAGATGATGCTACTGTACGTAAAGCTAAGATGGATCTATTCCCATCTGGTCCATTAAGAGGAGCAGCAGATCAGTTCTTCTACAACATGGTTGAAGAGAAGGGTGTTTATGATACTAAGGGAGCTATGAGGAGAGAGAACTCTAACATGGAAGTCTTAGCTAAATTCTTAGGAACTAAAACAATTACTGGTAGTACTGAAGAACAGAAGATGTTTAATGACAAAGTTCGTTCACAAAAGAATAATGAAATTAGAAATGTTCTGCTTAAGACTACTGTAGATGCTTTACAAAAGGATGATGTAGAAACAGTTAGACATAATATTCGTAAGTTAGTTACCGATCATAAGATGGACTTCGCTGGTCTGGAAGCAGCTATCAATGATGAGTATAACAAACGAGAAGTACCATCTGGTGTCAGACAATTTGTTGATAAGAGTGGGAATATGTCTAGAACTAAGAGAATAGATCTGTACAATTACATGCAACGGTATGAGGTGAATCCGTTTACTGGAGAAGAAACAAATAAATGAGTAGAAAACTAGAACACTTACGACAAGATGTAAGAGAGAAAGCAGAATTACTTTTAAAGAAGACTAGTGCTATAGGTATTGATTTACTTATCACTTGTACTTACAGAAGTAATGAAGAGCAAGCAGACCTATATGCTATAGGACGTACTGCTAAGGGTCGAGTTGTTACCAACGCTTTACCCGGAGAATCTAAACATAACAACATGGAAGGGGGTGCTCCAGCATCTCTAGCATTCGACGTTGTACCACTGGTGGCTGGGAAGCCAATGTGGGATGCTAGTAATCCAGTGTGGCAAGTTGTAGGTAGTTTGGGAGAGTCAATAGGACTTAAGTGGGCTGGTAGATGGAAGAGGATGCGAGAGTATCCTCACTTTGAAGTATAGAAAGAAAAGAAAACGGCCCCATCAGGGGCCGTTTCTATGTTAAGCATAACAAATAAACCACGGACTATATAAGTATGTGGCAGTTAGGTAGCATTCAAACCACATAGGTTTCAATACGAGTATATAGTTCTAACTGTTCTTGTACTGCATCTAACTGCATATCCATAGCTTCATAAATGTATTGGTCTAGTGCTGTCATTTCATTCATCTTCTTTATCCTCAATAGTTACTGTTATTTGTTTCTCTGGCATTTCTTCATATTCAAAGGAGATAGAAGCATCTCCCATCATATCATACAATCGTAAGATTGCTTCTTTAAAACTATACTCTTTTTCCTGCATCTTTAATTTCCTCTATTGTGCGTAGACAACCTACGCAATATTTCTTACTACTATCTAACTTACATTGTTTCTTACAAGGAGTTTTATTAACTCCTATCTCAAACGTATAAGTCATGCTCCACACGTACCGCCTTTACCAGTAATAGAACATACATCGTTCTCCTCAAAGACAACACCCTTATGCTTAATAGCTTCAGAGTAAGGTACTTCTGTTAGTGGTTGCCCTCCCCTACTTCCGTCAGGGTAGCAAGTGAAACCACGGAGACGTGGGGCATATCTCGCCAGTACACTAGCAAACGTGTTAACGTCTTGTTCAGAATTTCCTCGTGAGCCCCAGGAGGGTAGGTTGATGGTAGAGCTAATAGACATGTCAACATAATCTTGGATGTCTGCTTGGAACTTGATTCGTTGTTCATAATTATGACTTAATTTATATGCTGTGTCAATAGTGTCACCATCTAATCCATACTCTTTAATTAGAGTGTCGGCCGTACTGTCAACAACATATTCGTATTTCCATTGTGTTCCGTTGGTGAGGTAGCGACGCTTATAAGCAACAGCGAATAGCGGCTCAGCACTTGTTGTAGTGCCTGCGAGAATTCCAATACTTCCGGTTGGTGCGATTGCTCTATAAGCCACAGGTCTAGAGATGTACAACCTGTCACAGTGTTCGTTTGCTGCTCTTTCTGATTCATCTTCATATACCTTTAACCATTTGTGTAGTTCTGGAGTTACTTCGTAAGAACTTCTTCTTTGAAGGAGCCACTCGTGAATTCCCATGAGACCAAGCCCAAGTCGTCTATTTTTCTCCCGAACTTTATAAACTTTCTCATAGGGTAAGTCGGCACGGAGAGTTCCACAAACAAGGAACTTGGAAGCGAGTTGTACGATTGAACTGAACTCTTCCAAACTTTTAATATTGCCAATATTGATACTACCCAAATTGCATACATCACTATCGTCTTCACTCGTAACTTCCGTACAAGCATTCCGAAGCGTTTCATTCTGTTTATCTCCAAAGTTAAAGCTAAATCCAGGTTCACCAGTCTCCATAGCTTGACGTACATTCTGTAAGAAGATTGGATTCTCAGGATTGAAACCCCAAGCATCGTCATAATTAACAGAGATGTTTGTCATATCTAATGTAGCAGGATGATTGAAGTTTAAAGCTTTAGCAGCTTTAGTTTCTTCAGACCAATTCTTAGCATTAAGGAATAAACCAATATCTTCATGTTGCCAATTTAAACTTGCATAAATAGCACTACGTCTACTACCACCCTGCATTACGTTACGACCAATTTCATTAACAGCTTGCATCAATGGAATAGGACCAGAAGCAGTACCTCCTGTACGTTTTAAGGGCCTTCCTGAGGGTCTTAGGATAGAGTAGTCTATACCTATACCACCCCCACTAGAGAGACAAGACATAGCTCTATAAACAATATTAGCCCACTCTTCCCTAGTATCTTCTTCAGCACGTAGTAGATAGCAATTATTGTATGCTTTAAATTCTCTACCTGCATAATAAAGATAACGACCACCTGGAATAAACTTCATCTCCTTTATATATTGTACCAGTTGTTTCCGATCCTCTATACTCATTAGAGGACGCTCTGTACCCCATCTAGTACCACATACATCTTCTATCAATCGTTCTGCTAGTGCATCCCAGGTATCATTATTTCCTTGTGCATATTTAAGTCTGAAGATATTTGCTGCAAAACTATTCTTAAATCTATTAATTTCCATCAGTCGTAATTCTCCCAATAGGAAATATTAATCATAATTTTCCCAATCATTCTCTTCTTCCTCTTCTTCAAACTCATCTATAAATTCATCTAACTTATCTTCTATCTTATCTCGAAATCTTTCTACTAAATCTTCTGAAGAAATCTCCAGAAGTTCTAGTAAATCAATCTCACGTTCTTGTATGAGTCTACGAAGAACATCAGCGTAGGTGTATGACATTATTTCTTACGTACTATAATCTTTTCTAGAGAACGTCCACCGAAATAAGCAGCGAATACTAGGAGTAATAGTGTTTCATATAGGGAGATATAAGATTCTTTAATATCAAATTCAAAGTAACTAGTACTATCTACAGCTACAAAGAATGTCATAGATAGAAGTAAGAATACTAATGAACCGGGTCTAACTTTCTTAGCTAGAGGATCATCACCAGCACTATCTGCTTGCCATCGCTTGGTAATCTCTTCTTCTAGTTTAACTTCTACTGTGTCAGCTTGTTTCTGTGCATCTAGTTGGGCTTGTAATTGAATCTTTGTTAATTCATTCTGAAGCCTAAGTCTTTCTTCATCAGAGGTAATGAGCCTATCAATAGCTTCTCCTGTCTTTTCAACAACAGTAGCTACTGAGGATGAGAATAGTTCAGTTAACCAACTCATCTATTATCCCCGTTACCTTGAATAGTACCACGAGCTTTACGACTCTCTAGCTTCTCATGATTGAGTTGTAATACTTCTTCAGCATTTACATTTATTTCATCACACATTCTAGCTAGATACCAGAATACATCACCTAGTTCTGCAATGACAGCATCCTTATCCCAAGCCAAATCACGTACATATTTCTTTACCTTACCAGCTACTTCTCCAGCTTCTGAGGTAAGACCTAATGCTAAATATTCTATAGCTTTAGAGCCTGGATAAATGGCTGTTGATCTACTCCATATTTGATAGTCATATAATTTCATAATTTATTCCTTTGATTAATTAATGTTTTAATATAAAGAGAAGCATCTAAAAGTTCCTCAAATAGGTGTTGAAGCATATCTTCATCTGTATCTGGAGTTAGGAACTTATTATACTTCTTATACCCCATCTTCTCTCTACTACGTAAGTCTTTTATAACATCATCTGTAGCTGTTTGTTCTTGTTTCAAGAGACTCCAATCATCCATATTTTTTTCTGAGATAGCTTAAAGAAATTGGGTGGTGAAAAAAGCTACCATTATCTACTTCATATAGCATATGTATACCACGGAAATGTACATTACCTTGTGGTCCTAGATAACCTTCATCATGCTCATAACAACATCCTGCAAAGAGCCCAATAATAGGAGTACCATCAGCGCGGTAGTCAGTTGCAATGTCCATTTTTTGTACATGACCCTGTACACAGGATTGGTGTTTCTTTTGTAATAGCTGCTTAGCATTTCCTACTGGCCTACCCATAACTCCTGATGTAAAGTAATGACTATAGTTTACACCATCTATATTAACTACTTCTAAATATGGATATACTTCCCAACTATTATAAGGCAAATCAGTAGTAGAGATAAGTCCTTCTAATTTAGGATCATCATTAACTGCTCGTTCTATACGATACTCGTGGTTTCCAAGAGTCATAACAAGTTTTGGAAAGTATTGCTTCTCTTTATTTCTACGTGCCTTCGCATTGAACCCAAGGATAGGGCCTAGAAGGGCGTTCATAGCCTGCGTAGCAGCAGCTATGTCCTTTGTATATCTCCTACCTTCAAATTCTTTTTTACCCTTATCATAAGAGCTTAGAGAGGGCATGTCAGCAAAGTCACCTAACTGTATGATAATATCAGGCTTTTTTTCAACAATATAACGCCCAACATTTTCTAAAAAATCAAAATTCTGACCATCTTTTGCTTGTACATCTGGAATAACACAGTGAACTTTACTCATAAGTTTTACGTATCCACTCTTTAAATAATAATAATTCTGAAATAGAAGCGTCTGACTTCATCATATTAGCTTTAAAACTAATTACTTGTATATTATTTTTAATATAACCAAGAGATGGGATTATTCTATCTACACTAGGACTATCTGCCTTACCACCAGGTCTACCAGAATTAAGTTTAAGTGGTATTTGTAATATAGGACATACTTCTGGTATGCTTATATCAGATACTTCTAATTCAAAAGGTAAGTTTCTATCTCTTGCTCGTTGTCTAGCAGATTTCCATAAGAAATATTCAGGATGGGTATCTCTATAATGTCTATGTCGCTTTGAAATAACTTCTTTATTATTAGATGCATATTTTGTTTGCGCTCTTTTGATAGCTTCTTTACTACTCATGTACTATCTCGCAATGTGTTGTCATACTGTTCCTTAATGAGTTCTATTAGTTCAGGATTTCTATACTCATAATTATCAGGAATATTCAGTACTTTAATTGAAGTATTATCAACATCAAAGTCAGCAACTAGAGCATCTTTAATACGTTCTTCTACACATACAATTTCATCAGCCCAATGAATAAGTACGTCATCAACTGGTATTAAAGCATACTCTGTAGATACACCTGCTGCTCTTGTATTATAGTTATAGGGTGGCTGGGAAAGTACTACTGCCATTGTAGGACTCCTGAGTAAACCAGCACTACATATACATAATACTTTTTTTACACCTGTTTGATATTCATTCTTGGCGTTAGCCATTCTATTTTTAAAGCTCATTTATTTGCTCCGCATAATAAATATACTCAATTATAATACCTATAAATTAGATTTATATTATAAAGATTAATTACAAGGATTATTTAATCCACAGATCGAACTTTATTTTTCTTTCGTTCTTCATTTTCTAGTTTACTCTTTGCTTTATGGCATGTTTTGCAAATTACTTGCAAATTAGATATGCTACAAAAGAGACTGTCAATAAAGTTATCCCAACTGTACCAGCCACTAACGGGAACGACGGGTGTGATGTGATCCACTTCAACATCTTTGTTAGTAACTTCTTGGTGGCAGACATTGCATTCGTAATGTTCAGCCAAACGTCCTGTTTTGTCATTTAGTTTCTTTCCTTTTTTTGCATTGTTTAATACTTCAAATTTAGCGGGCCATCTAGTAAAACCACGTCTAATGACGCTAGTTATAAAACTATTTCTACGACCAGAACTCCAATCACTCATGATTATACTCCTCAATATATAAAGCAGCTTTTCTTAGTGATGTTGGATTGTCTTTAAATAATCCTAAAGCTAGGTTACATTCCTTACATAATAGACCACGTATTTTACCAGTAGTATGACAATGATCTATATTTAAATTCTCTAATTGTGTATTACAAATACAGCAAAGACCTTGTTGTGAAAATAATAACTGTTCATAATCTTGTTGAGAAAGACCGAATATCTTTTTAATTCTAGCCATCTCACATTTATATTTATTATTTTCCCAATATTTTTTAGCTCTTATAGCTCCTTTTTCTGGGTTTGCTTTTCTATATTCTTTTCCATATTCTGCAATTCTGTCTTTATTTCTTTGGTAATATTCTTTACCATAAGAATTTTTTCTATTCCTTTGCTCTTCTGTATAAGTTCTCAAATTACGCCTTCCTTCAGTCCATCCTTGTGGTTCTTTAGAACTACTACTCATTTGTTAAATCATAATGATTAGACTTACCTACAGCCCATCCATTAGGTAACATCCACGTAGCCATATGCCAACTATTATTTAGAAAGTAAGCACCATGCATCATGGTATCATATACATGGTATATTTTTACCTCACAACCATTGAATGTTTTAACTGGCTCCTTTAAATTCAATGCCATATATATAAACACTGTAAATTCATACAGAGTCTCGCGTCATCGTTATAAAGTTGTCTAACAGTTTCATACATTTCCTCTTCAGTTTCTAAGCAGTCAATAATACGTGCCGCTTTAACGGCACCAATTCCAGCAACACCTTGGATGTTGTCACTTCTATCACCAATAAGAGCTTGTTTATATAGATGACGTAATCCTTCCAATGGGGATACAGTATATATCTCATTTTTAACCCAATTATAATGTAATCCTGGAACCATATCAAGGTCTTTATCTAGGGTACAGATAACAGTTTTATAGAAAGGATCATCTCCTCCATGTGTTATCAAATAACCTTCTTGGTCTTGGTTCTCTCCTAACATATCATCAGCCTCACATCCTTCAGATACCTCGGCATTCCATTCTTTAATAAGAAAATCTCTACATTGTTGTAGATATATTGGTGGTATTGTATCTTTTCGATTAGCTTTATATTCTAGATTTATACGCTTTCTAAAGTTATTTCTACCAGTTAGAAATGCTTTATAATGAGTAGCATCAGTAGCATCTACAATATCTTGCATAAGCTTATCACAACGAAGAAGAGCAATGTCTAAGACACCCTCCTCCTCGCTGTTGCAAGTTGCAGCTACTCTAAACGCCACTAAGTCAGCGTCTATTAATGCGATAATTTTAACACCTCATTCATAGTTTAATCATTAAAAGGGTACATCTTCTTCTAGATCAGAGAAATCTTCTGGATTTTTCTTTTCAGTACCCATTACATAAGCTTCAAATTCTTTAGCTACATTAAGAACTTCTTCTGTAGTATTCTTTTTACCACCATTAGCTGCAAGCATAGCTACTGCGCTACTAATAGAAGATTGACGTACAATCATGACTTGTTTAGCAGCACGTTCTTCTGATGTTTCATAAGTACTCTTAGGGCTCACTGAAGGGGCCTTTACTGCGTTAGCAACTGGTGTTGCAGCCATAGGTACATCCTCTGTAGTTTCATTCGTTGTAGAGGCTTTAGTCCAATCCCAAAACCCTTTATCATTCTTAACTCTATCAATATAATATGTCTGTCCAAAGGTAGCCTTTGATAGTACATCATAGGTTTGTTTAAAAGTAAAGCTCATAACCTTCTTAGCTTCTACTTTATCTTGGAAAGTCTTATTCTTATATGTTACATCAGCAACATTATAACTACCTTTTGCTGTAGGTACAGTCGTAATAGCTACATTGATGATTTCAATTACTTGTTGACTCATTTAAATCTCCTGTAAATCTTTCATGTTTTTACCAACAGATACTTCATTAAATATAGGAAGATTATACTCTATCCCAAAGAGTTTCTTAAAATTCTTAGGCATATCATAGTATACTTTGTTGAATAGGTCAATGACCTTGGCAACTTCACTATCTTCAACATCAACTACAATACTATCATGTACTGTAGAAACAAGTACACCTTTTATTTGTTGTTCTCTAAATCTTTTACTGAAATCTACTCTGATAATAGACATTATATCAGCTCCGGTTCCTTGAACCGGATAGTTTTTAATAGTAGTTTCAGGCCAAACTAACTCTCCTTTGTAGTTTGGTTTTGATTCAAAAGAAAAGCGTCTACCCGTAGGCATAATAAGTTGACCTGTAGCAATAGCAGTTTGAATAATACTCGTATGCCATTTGGCTAGGCCCTTATACTTATTATAATACTCATCAATGACATTCTGCCATTGTTTTACACTAAAACCAACGTCTGCAAAGTCTGCATCATGTGCAAAACTATAGGCAGAGCCACCATAAATTATTCTGAACATTAGAACTTTTGCAATAAGTCTAGAAGGTAAACCAAATCTATTCTTATTGTCTTCATGTAGATCTACTTTATTTCTTACCTCATCTAATAGAATAGAATCTTGGCTAAGATAAGCAGCTACATTTACCTCGAAAGTTGCTTGGCATCAGAATTGATAATCAAGCTACGTACCCTCCTTCCAAAGACAAATACTTTGGTTTATAATAATCATTTATAATTCTATATCATCTAGATTTCTAAGATCTGCTTCAAATGCATCTCTATTTTGAATCATAGCATTAATCCACATATTATCAAATCTAATTTTTGGTGCAGCTTCTGCTGGTTTAATTGTATTCGATGCCTCGTGTTTCAATGGTTCATTTAGAATAATGTTAAATAACTTTACTCTATCTGCTTTTTCTACTAATTTCATACTAGTAGCTAATAGAGTAGCAGCTTTCCATCTAAGATACACTTTAAAGTCAGTAACTATAATAGCATTACATGGTCCTTTTCTATAAGCAGTAACATTAGAATAAGGATAACCCTCTTTACCACAGAGTTCAAACTCGAATAGTTTTAACTCTTCTTCAAGTTTCTTTTTGTTATCTGTCCATAGAACAAAGTCAATATCTTTATATTCCTTCTTCTTAGTTATAACATAACTACCTGTAAGATATTTTTCATTATATAAATTAGGATCAATATCTTTTACTATTTTTAAGGCTTCTTTATACATTAGTAATCTGCTCCATCTACCCACCAATATCTATTACAAGATAAACAATGATATTGATAATCTTCATGATAATCTGAGTCCTCAACCGTTCTATATTCAATATCAGTAGAGTTACACTCTCTACATTTAAAGTTATACTCTATAGGTACTTTTTTAAAATCTTGAGACACATAATTCCTTTACTTCACTTAACATGTTCTGTTGATTAGGTTCACTAGCAGAAAGTCTACCAGTACGTGCTACACATTGGTTTAATTGACCATGAATATAGTTATCATCCCAATGCATTTTATCCATAAGTTTAGGTATACCAAAGAAGTATGTACCTTGTAGCTTTAAAAGCTTAGATAATTTTAAGATGCTATATATAAGTGTATTCACTTTTTTACTTCCTTTTAAAGACTTGAGAGTACCTTCATCAGTAGAATAATACCCTTCTTTCTTTAATGCACTACCTTTTAATGGTTTGATAAGTTGTTCATGTAGATACTCTTCTTTTCTAATTGAGAATCTAGTCTGACCTATTTTGGGGCCTGTTTTATAAACTCCGACAGGAACTCGAACATCTTCTTTAATAGTACCACCATAAAGTAAACAACTAAGATGATCTCCAGAGCCAACATTAAAGGTGGGACAAGGAGAATTAATAGTGATAGACTGAGTAAGGGTGTCAATTCCTTGCTGTAACTCATTACCTTTCGCAACGCTTGTCTCCTTGTCATAGAGAATTCCATTCCATTCCATTTCTTGTAGTACTAGTAAATCAGCACACTGTAGTAAATATAACTGCCATTTACCAGATTCTTTTAAAATCTTTTCTTGTTTGTTATAGACTTTTAACGTAAGTTCGAGGTCTTTTTGCAGATATTCAAGTAAGATGTCTTTTGGTATAAACCATGTATCTATACCTTTATCCCAATACTCAGTCTTAACAATATCTAGTTTTTCTTCACCTAAATACTTAAATGCTAGTTCATTAAGAGAAGAGAAGGCATGTGTTTGATTACTAATTATGAATTCGGCTAGCTGTGTATCTCTAACGATACTTTTATCAAACGAAATACCTATACGACGTAGCCATGCTATATCGAACTTAATGTTATGACCGACCAATGTATTAGTATCTACTAAATACTGTTTGTATTCATCGTAGCTCTGGCTACCATCTCTCCACCAAAGATTATCTCCTAATCCAACAGCAACAAGTTTATTATCCTTGTTGTAGGGGGAGCCCTTATCAAGCGTAGTAGTTTCACAATCGAATGGTATTAATTTTCTCATACATCGTCTTGGATAAATCTCCATCCTTCACATAATACTTCAATAGCCATAGTATCATTCATGATGTCAGATACTAGGTCTTCTGCTTCTCTTTCGTTATCAGCTTCTACTGAGATAATGATAGGAATATCAACGAGCATTTAATAGAGCCTTCCATGAGGTTGGGAATAGTTCACTACAGATAGTATTAATTTGTTTAGCTACTTCTTGTGTTTCTAATTGAGCGTGAGGATCAGAGCGTTCTTGCCATACTCTATGGAAGAACTTCAAGCTACCAGTCCAATACCAAGTAGTCATCATGTTCTGAGGTAGTATCATACGGGCTTGTTCAGGAGCTACACCACTTCTAAGTAATACCTTATAGAGTCCTACTAAACCATTAACAGAAGCAGGAACATCTTTATGTATATCTGTCTCGTGGTAACTATCATCTACCGGAGACAGCTCCCATTTAATGGTAGAGACCTCTTCATCACTACTACCTTGCTTTACATTCTCAGCACGTTTACGCCATACATTAGGAAAGTAGAATACTGGCTCATCATCTACATATCTGCGAGAGACTTCATTCCATACCCCACCAACTTGGTGTTTGACCAATTGGCGAGCCACAAAAAGGGGAGCATTAACACGAAGCTGAATGCTCGTATGAGCAAAAGGACTCCAATGGTTATGCTTTGCCAAGTAGTTGATAAGTTTTGCATCACGTTCCTCTAGTTTATATACCTGTCCACCATCCCAATTACTCTCTTTATCAAAGGATACTCTAGCTGCATTAACTACAGTTAGGTCAGTACCCATACTATCTATAAGCTCAACTGTTGATTTGTTCGTTGTTTTCATTAAATTTCTCTGGTTGGTAATGTGTACATTCTAGATGGAAGGGAGCTAAGGAAAGGGGTAACCCATCTTCCTTAGGACCACCACCATAGAAAGTACCTTTTTTATTTCTATGACAACTAACTGTCTGGCAATGTCCTAGACAGAAGGTGGTATCTTTATAGCACATCATAATGGTTTAACTTTATAGTGTTCACACAATGATTTTTTCTGTTGTGGGTTAAAACTCCAAGTACTTGGATAGTTACTAAAGTAAACATGTAATCCATTAGATGTGATTTTATTATCTGGAGTAAATTTAACCTTTTTAATCTCATACTTGATAAAATCTTCATTTCTAAGTGGAGGTCTGTTTAAGAAATGACCACCATTATTTTGATACATTGCACTTAGTAATAATAGTTTTAATTTACTAATTGTCTTAACATCCTTATTTTGTAGGATAAATTTAACAGCATTTGTTTCTTCTTCAAGATAACGAATAGCAGTTAGAGTAGCAAAACTCTTTAGAGAATTCTGTCTAGTAATTCTAAATGTATAAGCCTCCTCATTCATGATGTCTTCTATGTTAAGTCTATATAAAACTTTAGTAGCATTTAAGAATGTTAAATAATCCCGCATCATTTTATCAGACACAGTTATATTTGTTAGTTTGTATCTAAAATATACTGCTGTTTTATGTTGATTTAGAAAAAGATTTGCGTTATAGAAACAAGCTTCTTGTCTATAGGTATGTAGAATTTGTTTACTGTCAGTTAAATATTCATAAGTAATGCTCATTATATATCCTTACTATAAATCATGGTATCTAGCTAAGTCTGGTTGAATAAGTACATCAATTTTAGAATGCCGTAGAGTGGGATCAGTATCCTCATCTCCAGATAGTTTGTTCTTACATATATTTAAGTGTCGAATATATTCAAATCCGTTGTCATGAGATTTACCAATACCTATAATTAAATCAGCTTCAGCTTGAATAGCTGTCTTAGCATTAGCTACGTTATCCATATTTAAATACTTCTTACCTTCACCACTAGCATCAGCTTGATTAACTGCCAATACTGGACAGTATTCTTTAGCAAGTTCTCTGCCCCAAGCGAATGCTTGTCCTAGGCGAAGGTCTTCTCTATCATTTTGAAAGCCTTTAACCTTACTCAATTGGTCAAAAACAATTAATGCTGGTTTATATTCCTTACATAGCTCTTCAACTTTACGCTTATGAATAGAAGCATTATCGTATATCTTGATGTTGGTTTGTTCAAAATAAATATCTTGATAGTGCTTTATATTCATAGAAATCTCTTTGACATTTTTTCCAAAGTAAGACTGGAAAATTCTAAATTTGACTTTAGTTCCTTGTTCCTCATTGTTGAACCACAATATCGGAGCATCCGTTTGAGTTGCAAAATATGAGATTTCGCTTGCAAGGAAAGTTGTCTTACCTGTTTCTGGTCTAGCGAAGATAACTGCAAAATCTCCTTTTCGTAAACTACCCACTGCTCTATTAAGTGATTGAAGTCTCCAACGCAGTCCTGGGTCTCGTATTTGTCCATTATATATATCTACCAAAGAGTCTTCTACGAAAGGCGATTCTTGTTCATTTTTTTCATCATCATTAAATTCCTCCAGAAGATTTGATATTTTGTCCAAATCTTGTCTCCCTTCTGCATAGTTGTGGAATACCTGCGCCAACGCTGAAGCTGAGTTTCTTTTTTTGATTTGTTGTAGTGTTGCAATTTCAAGTACCAGTGACGTGTCTTGAGACTCAATGAGTTTGAGAAACATTTCATAGTCTTTTCCTAGATTTACTTGTACCCAAAGAGCAAATTCTTCAAAGCTAATAGTATTCTTGGATATTTCCATGATGCTATCAAGAGCTTTGAATAGATAGAATAATTCTCTATGTTCCTCTTTGGTTACCTTGATGTGGTGTCTGTACTTAACATATGAATCGTAATTAAATAATTGTTTTAATAAATAAATATAATTCATTTAAGTTTCTTTTAATAAGTTTAAAACATTTTTACAAAATGTAATTAACTGAATTTTAGTGGAACTGTTTTTCATCCTATTAGCTAAATTAGAAACAACCCATATATTTCCAGGAATATATCCTTTAGTATTATCAATACGATCTACTGAAGGTAATGCGTCTCTATCTCCCCAGGGGTCTAGCTTTATACCTAGTAGTGGACAATATTCTGGTATGACTATATCAACCTCATGGATAAGAAATTCTGTACCACTTCTTTTGCAGCGACTTCTTATACTTAAGAATAAAGTTCTCTTAAAATTTAATTTACGATTTTCTTTTCTATAAGAAAGAATTCTTTCTTTATCTTTGGCAAATCGTTGTCTACTTTTTGCATTTAATACATCTTTATTTTTATCATAATATTTTTTACATGCAATAGCTTGTTTCTCTTGTTTGGTCATAATGATTTCCTTAAAAGAAACCATTATATACCATATAAGTACAATAGTCAACTAGTTTTCATATATAAATAGGGACTTAAGAAGATAGATATAATTCATAATATAGATAGAAATTTATTAATTTCGTCATTGTTTATATGTCAAGAAACTTTTGGATCTCGAGAAGAGAGTATTCTTTTGGGTCTTCTTTAGTTACTAATAAAGATGTTTGTAATCCAAGCATTCTAGCTTTAGGTACTACTGTTTGTGCATAATTATATTTATCAAAATCTAACCATAAAATAATATGTTTATAATTTAATAATATTAGCTGTGCTAACTTTTTAGAGCTAACATTGCTACCGAATAAACACATACATCGTTGTATTTTACTTACTTTGTAATAACTAATTAAGTCTTCTACCAGTACAATACTACTGTCTCTGGTTGCTTCTCCACCAATTTGAACAAGGCTATCATTAATTCCGTACCCCCTCCATTTAGGGCGTTTTGGATCGTTACCAAAATAGCGTTCTTGATAGGCAAGCAATTTGGTAGGTTTAATAGGGTCATCATATATAGGAAAGATTAAAGATTCTCTGGACTCAGACCAGAAAGTTAGTTGTGGGATGTCTTTATAATTAAAATATTTTTGTAGCCATTTGGTAGGCTCTGGTGGTAGTGTCCAGTCACAATCTAAAGGAAGATTTATTTCTTGGAAAGGCTTCTTAAGATTAGAAGTTCTTCTACTGTTGTTACTGGTGATATAACCGCAAGAATAACAGTAGCTATGACCATCAGAGTATACAGCAAGATTATCACCATGTTTGTCTTTACCTTGTTCTGCACATTTGGGACACCTTGTTTTGTATAATATTGTAGAAGTCATGCTGCTTCTGCATCTACATATGGAGCACAATCTGGACATACATATGTATAACTTGTAACAAATCCAGTATCTTTTTTTACTTCCTGTATGTATGAATGTTCTACTGTTTTATATGAGTATGGTGTTTTACAACTAACACAATTACGACCATGTAGAAAAGTATTTACATCATTTGTAATACGAACACCATTAATGCTTTTTTTTATTTCTTCTTGTACGTCTAACTCCATAACTGAGTGTCCAAATAAGAAATAAGAGTTATTCTTTCTATCATCAATAAGATTGGAGAAGATAATACTAATGTTAGTACCTTCGTATGGATCATTTGCATAGAAGATTACTTCTTCTTGCATATCAAAGTCAGCAATTGCAAAGTTTTTATAACTTGCTCCAAGTTTCTCTGAGGCGTAACAATAAGCTGTAAACCGTTGGTTTTTTTTTAATCCTCTAGACTCCAAAGACTCCAGAATACTCGTAGTAGCTTTCGTTACGGGGAGGATTTTGTCTTTTTCCTTTGGCTTTACTTCTTTTTCGTCCGTTTCTTTTTTTTTCCATTCATATGGAGCCCAAGCTGTAATGTGCTGTACTGGCTCTACTAATTCTTCTTTGTTGATGTTATGAAGCTTATCCTTTTTAATTGAATAAAGAACAAAAGGTTTAACTTCCTCAACATCATTAACTTTAACACCATTTCTATTAAGAATCCACTCACCCATTTTACGTTCAGAGACTAAGACAGTCAAGTCTTCTGTGTGGATGATGAATAGAGGACGCTCTTTGTTACGCATAAAACGCAACTCTTCTGCTACATTATCATACCATACTAATGCGTAAGCACCATCAATGTGTGTTACTGCTTCTTGTGGAGTATGATCTGTTAGATAATGACAAATAGCATGACTATCTACGTCAGTATCCTTCATTACTTTGTGATTATGAACTGTGCCATTATGGACAAGTGTAATATGGTTTTCTTGAAATGGGTGGGTATTTTCTTTTGTGTTTTCACCACGGGTGGATGCTCTATTATGACCGACCAATATTGAACTATAGATATTAGTAACTGGTGGTTTATCTAAATAGTATAGTAGATTGCTGCTAGGTCCTGGTTGTTTGATAACATCTACACTTTTACCTGATACTTTAAATAGACCAGCACCATCCCAGCCCCGTAAGGTACCAACATAGAGTAGTTGTTTAAAGATTGAAGAGGCATCCTTATGCCATTTCTTAGATATAACAGCAACGATTCCACACATTATAGATGTACCTTTGTAAAGAGTAAGCCATTTTCAACATCCTTTTTAAATTCATTATTAGTTAGGATGTGATAGTATTCACCGAAGATTTCTTTAGCGAAATCCCAATAGCTACTAGTGGTATACATATTGTTAATACGAGTAATGAGTTCTTCTGTAGTGATTGTATTAGCATATTTAACTAAGTTACTAACAATCATAATCCAGTTGTTGATGTAGTCTTTGTTTACACTACCAGCCATTTGTCTGAATTCTACTGTGCATAGCTTTCCATCAGGGAAGAAATGTAATCCTGAATATTTAGGAAAGGTATCCATAATGTTTACAAATTCCATAGTCCTAATGTTTCTCATTAGATGACTACGTACAGGTACACAGTAGTTACTATTCCAACGTCTACCACTATATCTGTATAGAGTGTTCTCAAAGATACTATAGATAATAATTAGATTATGAATATCTTGTACTGTGAAGTCTGCAATGTTTACATGCACATGTACACTACACCGAGCTGAAGACTCAGCCTTGATATTATCAAAGAGTTTGGTTAGATATAATTCAGCACTGGTATTCCATACTGGAATGGTAAACTCTTTACCAGCTACCTTAAGACTACCATCATCAAGGATAGTCCAACCAATAGGTCTAGCTACTAAACGTACTCGTTCTAGCTCAATCTCAATTCCAACGGGAATAGCTTTCTTTGCAGATTTACCATAGAACTTAGGTAGTTCTGTTCCTAGATAATTTTGTACTGTTTCCATAACTCTTCACATTCCTGTTTAAGGTGTTTGTACTTATCAATTAAAATTAACTCAGGCCCTTGTATTGTACCAATTTGTTTATCATAGATGAATACTTTGTCTGTATAAACACATGTGTATCCAATGAAAGATATATTTAGTGTGTTACCAACTACCCTACCAGCTACAACTTTCATGTTATGTGTTTGTCCAAACTTAAGTCCTTTACAGAACTGTTTGCTTGGAAACTTATACACATAGAATAAAGTTTCTTTATTATCTGTAATATACAAACCAGGTTTTAAGGAGAGATTCTTAATCTCATGCTTATCACTATATTTGATAATAGCATTATCGAGACCACTTAAATAGTCCCCACGAATAGTAGATAGGTAGAGTGGTTCACCATCTAAAGAGATGTAACTATCTTGATACTTAGCACGAAACTCTTCAAGGCACATTTCAGATGAAGTTATTGCTGGATTAAAGTCCATTAGCTCGAAGATACTTGCGAGCAGTGTCTTTGTTTGCATTGTTAATAATATCCTGAATTAATTGTTCATCATATTCGGTATTCATATCGTTACAAGCAGCTTGTGTTCTATCCCATACTTCAGAGATAGTATCTGGTGAGAAAATCCAGAAGTTACTTAGTGTACGATACTCAACACCATGAGGTTGTGGGCGGAAACATCCAGCCTTACCATAAAGTTGTCTACGTTTCTCATCAGCGTCAGCAACAACAGACCACACACCTAAGTAGTGATCCATATTCTTGATAACACGAATGATGTTTTCATGTGACTGATCTTCTAGACCAATGTGCACATGACCACCACAAGTACGGAATGTCTTGTCATCACATGATGGGCGTTCATTAATACCTAACGTCCAGATGTTGAAGTCAGGGTCACATCCAAATTCTTGTGTGCGTGGATCACGTAATTCTTTCTTTGGAAAGGAAGCGGACGCTTTTCTACTAATGGTAAACTTGTCAGTTCCCAATAGGTGAGCGATGTAGGCTTGAGGCCAAAGAATATGTTCAATAAACTTTTCTTTAGTATATGAAGGAGGAATGTTATATTCAGCAGCAACATTGTCTTCCTGGATTTTAAAATCTCCATGATCGTCAATTGCAAGTGGGTTCTCCTTGGTGCCCCCAATGAGGCCCGTGATAGATTTCATTTGTCCATTAGGTAGTTCAATAAAGAACTCAGGGTCAGCGCCTAGTGTATAGATCATAATGCTTTTCCAAAGATTGAGATTGCACAAATAAATACCCAGCCATGATAGGCTGGGTAGTGGGATGGAATAATAAACAAACGACCGTGTTTGTTTTTGTACATAAATAACTCACCATTCATAGGAGACATGGATGAATACAATCCTTATATGAGTTCAGTTTAACTGGTGATGGGTAGGTAATGTTACCATTATCTACGATGTGTTGAAACACTTTAGCTGTGGTAGTTTGACGATATTCACTAGTCATGCTAGGAGCAGAGTTAACTTCCAATACATAGAAGTCTTTATCTTTTTGCATAACATCTACACCACCAAAGTCAAGACCAACAGCTTCAACAGTCATCAATGCAATACGACACGCTTTAAGAGGCCAATCAGAGAATCGTACGTTATCAAACCTACCTCCTTGTGCCACATTCCAGGCAATATCAGCCGGATTAGCAGGGGTTTTCTTGGTAACCCATACTACCCTATTCTGAGCTATAAAGACGCGGTATTCAGCCTCTTTGGCAATGTATTCTGAGATGTAGTAGTCTTTATTTTTATGTTGTAATTTTAAGATAGCTTGTGAAATTTCTTGTTCAGTGTTACAGAAGAATAATGACCGTCCTTGAGCATGATGATCGGCACGTACAATGACCGGTAGTTTCTTGCCGTCAACAGCCCAATCATGAATATGTCCATATGTTTTAGGGATAATAGGCTTATCCTTATTACGCAGAGGAGCTAGCTTAAGACGTGTGGCTTTCTTATCATTAGCTAGGCTAATAGCTTCTGCTTTATTGACGGTGTGTCTAGCAGGCATCACTCCCGCATCAGTTAGAGAAGAGGTGCAGCCCCATCTGAATAAATAGTTTACTTGTTTTTCTACAAGAAGGTCTTCTATTTTGTCGTTTCTTAATGTAATGATGTTAGTACGAGCTGAGATTTCACGACAGCTAGTGTTACCTAGCTTACGTCTACGTAGAAGAATGTTCATTAAATATCACCATACCATTGTGAGTTATCGGAGAAGATTACTTGTTTCAAGCCTAAGTATTTATTTGCCATTTCTTTAGCAAACTGAACACCCTCACTCTTATCTTCCATCCATTCAGGATGATACTGAATACAAAGAGTGTTTGTGTCTGGATAGGCTAGCACTTCAAAGGTAGAACTTAGATCAACGTGCACATCATCCATTAATCCTTTACTAGGATGGTGTGCAGTACCAAGAATAACTGCATGTAGCGTAGGTACCATCATTTGATGATGTGTACTATTTACACGAATCTCTCTACCATTGTAGGTACGCATGATATGTGCACCAGTATGGTTAGTGATGTCTTGAATTAACTTACCACCATTGAATACATTCAGTAGCTGAGCACCACGGCAGATACCAATCATAGGAATCTTATTTGCTACACAATACTTAGCCATAGCAATTTCAAGAATGTCTCTACGAATGTCTGGCCTTTGTGTGTATGGAGATGGTTTCTCACCATATAGTGCAGGGTTTACATCAGTACCACCCCAAAAGATTACATACTTCTGATCTTTTAGATGACTAAAATCATAAGTAGTATGAATACCAATAGAGTTAATAAATTCTTCATTCATTTACTTTAGCTTCCAGTTTAGCTACTTCCTTGTTATTAAATTTGTTTCCTGCTACTTGGAAACACTTAATGGTCTTCTCCTTATGAGATAGTTTGAAACGACCATGTTCTTCCCAACCAGTGTTGAGGAATACATCTACAGTGTTCTTATTTACAAATTTAATTAGCATGGTTTGATTGCATATTATAGATAGCGTAAGCGAAGAAGGTAAGTTGTGATTCAATACGTTTTTGAATGTTCTTTTTAGAACCTTTCACAACGATACGGAATGTACGACCATTAATGTAGTTATCAAGAGCAATGTCTCGACCAACGCGGCGGCAGTAGTTGTCTTTGTCAGATGCTTGTGCTACAGCAATAACAAGAGTCTTACCTTGGTTGTGCTCAATGAGTTCATGAGCAAGGGTAACACCACCTTTTTTACACATGGGAATGTAGTGAAAGAATTTCATGTTCTTTTCCTATAGATAAGGAGTTCTTTGGAGGGTTTTGGTACACACATTAGATAATGTGTCTTGGTTTGGATGTACAGTTTGGTTTCAAGTTCTTTAATTAAAGCCTCTCTTCCAGCTACATTTCCTGTAGTATATGAAATAATAAAAACAATAAAAGTCCATAATGCAATTTGAGGTATGTGCATTTCAATTCTCCAATGCGCGGGTTGCGATGCATGACATCGGCGATCATGGCAGTGTGGCGTCGTCGGTGGGCACGGCGAGTGCCTCATCAACGATGTGGTTCTTCGCTGATCTGGCCTGTATCCATTTCAAAACATCCCGCAGCACCTTCTCGCGGGCCTGGGTGGCAGCGAGTTCTCGCTCAAGTTTCTCGACACGAATTTCACACACATATAACTGATTGCTGTAAGGTACTTCATCACTCATCTTGCACCTCGATTTCTTTGTCTTCGGCAGGGACACGCTTCCACTTGTCTGACATTAGGTAATCTGGTTTCCGCCATATAAGGCATCCGACTGTCTCGTCTAGCAACGCCAACAACTTGATCTTCTTCATCGGCTTCGGCTTGTCGCGGATTTCGTATTCCTCCGGCGGATAGGACCAAGAAAAACCACCTGGAGAATTAGCGTCGATCCATTCCATCCAAACACCCTTTGCTCTGTATCGAATCTGCTTCGTCGGGTTTTTAGCAGCCACCTTCAACTCGGCGTATGGGTCAGCTTCTTCCGCGATGCGGTAGTTAATGCTCCACCACTCCCACTGCGGCGCGTCGTTCAGCTTCCATGTGCCGTCTGCGTATTGCATCTCCACCTTCCCGCCATCAGCGAAGTGTTGCATGACTGCGAGTTGTTCTTGGATTGTTTTCATGTGTGTATAACTTTCTTAATAAATACACTATTAATAAGTGATTGACATTGTGGACATGGTTTGGCTAGTCCGGTTGATCCATCTTTCTTAATGCGTGTAATGAAGATTGTAGCTCCAGCAAGCAGTTGTAGCCCATTTGGTCTACGCAGAATTTGTATAATAGCTGCTTCTTCTGCGTGGATGCTTTTAAACTGATTTCTAGCAGCATATTTACTATACCTGGTCTGATTGCATCCGCTAGAGAGGACTCTACCTCCTTTTGTAATAACCGCTCCCATTCGTGCTCTACTAAAGGTAGATTTTCCAGCTTCTTTTCGTGCACGATTAAGTCCCTTTGTAGAGGAATTCATCTTTAGTTTCAAAATCACCGTTAGGATGTATCTTAGTTACTGGGGATGTTTTAAAAAACATTGTTAGGTTACTTTTTTGCCAATTTAAAAGTTTAACAAAAGCAGGTAATCCAAGAATAATAACTTCTCCTGGGAATTTCTGATAAGTTGTTTCAATCATTATTTAGGACCATTTGGGTTATATGGAGGTAGTTTTTTACCGTAATGCCAAGGAAAGTATGGGTTTTTATAGGACATGACCGACCTCATTACATTTGTTGAAGAAAGCCTACGATTAGGGCGATGATAAAGATTGTTGTGTACATAAGTAGTATGTTTTCATTTAACTAGTTTCATTTACTTTTTCATTTATCAATTGAGAGTAATGGGTTGCTGTTAGAAACTAAGTGGTACACCTGGGGGGAATCGTGGTGGATGGGTGAGGAATCGAACCTCATCCTGGACCTTATCTAGATTAAGGGCTTATAAGACCCCCTGCTCTCCTTGAGCTACCCATCCGGTTTTTTCGTGTAAGTCCATATGGCAATTAGGACATAGTAAAATACACTTATCAATCTCTAATTTAATTTTAGATAATGATCCTTGTTTAGTAAGTTTAGTAACATCATTACTTTTATTAGCTGGTATTGTATGATGAAATTGTAGTATGTTTGTATTGTGATTATATCCACAAATATTACAAGCTTTATTACTTTTATATTCAAATATAAATTTTTTTAATTCTTGTTCTGTTTGTCTTGCTTTATCTACATAATATTGTTTATGTATTTTATAATGTTCTTTGAATCTTAAAGAATCACAAACTTTACAAACACTATTATAAGCTGCTCTCTTTTTAGAGAAGCACTGTAAAGTTTTTTCTTGTTTACATATAGTACATATTTTTGTTTCCATTTATTGCTCCTAAAAGGAGCATTATACATTATATATAACCTTATGTCAAGGGTTATCTACCAAACACTTATAAGGCGCTCTGCACTGCCAAGTGCTTCAGGTGCTTTGTTTGTTACCTAGATAGAGTTTACGGATTAGATTAAAAGTCTAGTGTAATGTGTTGCTGTTACTATCTAATTGTGGTGAGAGTGGTAGGAGTCGAACCTACAGTGTTTACCACGAGGGATCGGATTTACAGTCCGATGATGCACACGCCCTAGCATCAACACTCTCATAAAACAGGCTAGTTTTGTAACAGTTTTTATCCTCTTGTTACCATCGAGTTTCGTTCTCAAGTTGCAAGAACCAGCATAGTTATGTGGTTGCTGTGCCTAGCCTAATGACCGTCCCTATTACAATGTAATGGGAGCGTATCGTTCACTCATGACTGTATCAAGCATGATACCTTCAGGAGAGAAATCTTTACCTTGCAGGATGTTTTTCATGATTGATGGAGAGAATCCACTAACCATTGCTACACCATCCTTGTTTTGTACTGGGAATGTTTTGTCTACAGCACGTAGATTCCAGAACACAATGCGTGGTAGCTTATATCCTGCATCCTTATACTGTTTCTTAATCATACCCATTGCAGTCTTATCTGATTTTGTTGCTTGATTGAACTGCATATCAGAGAGAATGAGTATGGTCTCAGGCATGTCTTCCTGTTTTAGTTTAGCTTTAGTAGCTTTCTTTAGGACTAATGTGAAGACAGCCTCAAGGTTGGTACTCATTTCCCAATGAGCTCTACTCAGTTGAGTTACACGTTGACGAAGGTTTCCCTTCAATACTTCAAGTGTTGGTTTACTGCTAAATGTTATGAACGCATCTTGAAATGGTCCTTTGTTACGTTCGCTAATGTAAATACCGAGAGCTACGGATACTTCCATTGGAGTACCATTCATACTACCAGATACATCACAGATAGGTAACAGTTTGTTAGTACCTGTAATGTAATTAGGTAATGCTTTCCACTGTGTTTCTAGTGTGTTGTCTTGTTGTGGGTAGTAACCTTGGTTAAGGTAGATACGCACTAAATCATGGGGAGCTAATGCTCCTGCGTTAATTTTCTTCTTACCATCCTCAACATCTTTGAGGTATGCAGTGTAACCCTCAGTATCATGACGCTTGAATGCGTTACGATAGATACGTGCTGCTTGACTAGGAGTGTGGGAATAGTTGATGTCTTTCCATTCACCAGCACACATCTTCTGTTCAACGACGTTCGTTAAAGATACCAGAAGTTTACGCCAATTGCGTGCAGATAGCCCCATCTTTTCAGCAAGACGTTTAGCTACTGGTCCTTGACGAGGCATCCATTTAGCACATAGTTTATTACCAGCATTCAATCCTTTGATGATGATTTCATCACCGAAGGTGTGGAGGAGGTCATCCCAACGACCATATTCAGGGATGTGTTGTACATATTTATAGTTTTCCGGTACACATCCAAAGATGTCTCTGAATGTTTGACGTTCACCCTGACCACCACGAATATCTCGTGAATAGAAGAGAATCTTAAGAGCTACAGTAGGATTCTCAGCATATGCCTTAATAAAGGCATTTTGTTTTTGTTGTTTATTCCAATCGCGCATAGCACCAATTTGGAAGAATAGATCAACACAAGCATTGCTGCTAGTGCTGTGTGCTAGCATACCATTCTCGGTACGACTATCTTTCTTTTGCATTGCTTGGACGAATGACGGACTCATGTTTGTTTCCTTGGTTGTGGTAAGGAGTTATTTGCTGAAATGAATCAAATGACCGACCGTTATCTATTGATAGCTACCTACATGCATTTAAGTTTCACCAATTGAAAGTAAGTTTGTTTTGCTGTTAGCATGTAACTCGTTTGTTTATACAAACTCGTGGTGTCTGGCCTGCCG